AGTCGTCTCTCTAATAAGACTAGACGTAACCAAGCTTCCGTGCATAGCACTAAACAAGCTCCCACCAAACACGCCGGCAACGCCAAGCATATGGAACGGATGCATAAGAATGTTATGTTCAGCCTGGAATACGAACATATAGTTGAAGGTTCCGCTAATACCAAGAGGCATAGCGTCTGAGAAAGATCCTTGACCAAAAGGGTATACAAGAAAAACAGCAGAAGCGGCGGCAACAGGTGCACTGTATGCCACAAAGATCCAGGGACGCATACCTAGTCTATAACTAAGTTCCCATTCTCGTCCCATGTAAGCGTAGATACCGATAAGGAAGTGGAAGACAACGAGCTGGAAAGGTCCGCCGTTGTACAGCCATTCATCAAGGGTGGCTGCTTCCCAAATTGGGTAGAAGTGGAGGCCAATAGCGTTGCTAGAGGGCACGACGGCACCTGAGATAATATTGTTCCCATACATAAGGGAGCCGGCAACTGGTTCTCTGATTCCATCGATGTCTACAGGTGGTGCTGCTACGAATGCAGTTACAAAACAAATTGTAGCTGCGAGGAGGGTTGGAATCATAAGGATACCAAACCAACCAACGTACAGCCGGTTGTTGGTGCTGGTTACCCAGCGGCAGAACTCCTCCCAAGTGGAGCGGCTCTGTTGTTGTGAAAGAATAGCGGTCATTAAAAAGTGCGGTTATGTTTTACAGTCTTATGTATTTGAGCACTTTTATTAGGGGCGACCAAGGCTCACATCCAGTGCCGCCCCGTCTTTATCAGAAGTTATACTTAGCACCAATCTTGGTGCCGTAACCGTTATCATCACCAGTGATGAATGAGACTTCACCATACAGGGACAGGGTTTCAGACACAGAGTAGGAGCCACCGGCCTTACCGGACAGCTCAACGTCACCATCTTCACCATCCATTTGGATCAAAGCAGGACCACCCTGGACATACCAGTTAGCACCTTCGTAACCGACGTGAACGTCAGTCACAGTACCTTGGTAGTCAGAGCCAGTGTAGCCAGAGTTGGCTTCCACGTTTGCGTAGGGACCAGCGATAGCGCCTTGGGCACAGCCGAGGAGGAAACCGGCAGCAATAATAGATTTCATAATTAATTAATAGGGGTTACTTTTTCTTTTTAGCAGTTTTAGCAGATCGTTTGAAGTTAGCAGCGGTAGGAGCACCAGGTGCCCCAGCCTTACGCATCTTTTCTCCCGATCCTTGTTTGATCCTCATCCTTTTAGCATGGATGTTTGCATAGAGACCACGTTTAGCCATAGTTAACACTTCCATTTACGTAGTGCAAGAGCCTTACGGGTGGGCCGTCCCTTGCTGTCTTTCATCGGTCCCTTGACTCCACCCATCCGGGCACAGAAGGACTTCTTTCGTTTACCACCACCAGGTTGTGGGGCTTTCAGATTAGAGCCTGTCTCTCTGTTGTATTTAGCACGTCCAGCAGCAGTCAAGCCACCTGACCGTGATTTATGTTTACCGATCTTCAAGCTAACTGATGCCTTGCTCATTTTTTCTTAGGCGGACGACCTTTCTTTGTACCGTACGTTCCTTTACCTTGTGGCATTACCAGACTCCGGGGATAATTTGACCAGTGATTGCATAAGCACCGAGAGCCGCCATGATGCCAAGCATAGCAAGACGACCGTTAAGCTTCTCAGCCTTTTCATTGTGGGTTTCAGTTACATCCATAATTGTCATAGGTGGTTCAATTGCATAGAGGTTCAGACGACCCCGTTCTTCAGTAACAGTAGTCATCAGAATGATACATTAGAGCGATCAAGCTTACGCATCACATCCTGACGATAAGCTGGGTCGTTATCATAGCGTGGATCAGACATGGCTTGCACAACCTCTGCCTGACTACGGAAAGTACCACCAGTTCCAGGCGATTTACCTTGAACAAGATTACCTTCCACACCGTTGGAATCACGGTAACGATAGGACAAAGCCTGCACTGCCCAATAAGCAGCAGAAGGATCACCCTTCTCCATGATGTCATCATAGGCATCGATCTCTTCGCTAGTCAGGTTTTGACTTGCCCAACCAAGCATCTCATTATACTGCTCGTCACCACCAACAGCACTTTTTAGACTGTCAGCATACTCTTCTGTCATCTGTGTTTGGTTATTTGACTCCGCTTTGTTACGGTATTCCAAATACATCTGAGCTAGTTCATTTGGATCTGCCTTTGCAATTTGCTGCAAAGTGTCATCATCATATTGCTCTGATTGAGACTGTTCCCAAAGCTGATCTAGCAGAGATTCAGTAGATGATTCCTCTTCTGTTTCTTCTGATGGTTCTTCTGTAGGCTGATCACCAAGTTTCTTTTGAAGTTCAAGGTAAGCAGCTTCAAGTTCTTGAGCGTTTTTGTATTTACCAGCAAGACGCTGCTCTTGCTCTTGCTCCATCTGCTCACCTACTTGGAGAGAATCCTGCTCATCAGCATTAAGCTCTCCAGCGGGTGACTCATCTGGAATCATTGACATTACTTCTGCCATGTTTATTGTGGTGGTTGTTCTTGTTGTTGTGCTTGTTGCATTGCCTGCATCTCAGCTTGTGCTGCCTTTTGATCGACAGCAGCCATTTGAGGTGCTTGCTGTTGTGCCATCATTGCTTGTTGTTGTTCCATAGCTTGCTGTTGCTCAGCCTGGAGATCTTGTACGCTCTTCACAAGGTTGAGAACATCAATACCTTGAGAAGCAGCGAAGCGTTTGATCACCTCATCTGTATTGATAAACTTAGCAATGGACTCGGGTCCAATAGTTTGAGCTAACACAGTAAGGAACTGTGTCAAGCTGTCACGATCTTGACCACGACCAAGGGCATTGATACCAGCAACAATTGTAGGTTTAACAATGTTCTTAGGAAGACGTGGGATGTCACCAGATTTTTGAGCCATGTCTAGCTTACGATTAAGGTAAGGGACAAGAAACTCAACAGTCAGCAGGGAGAACAAACCACCCAGCTGCTGCTCTAGCTCCATCTGTGTCATGCGGACCTCTTCTGCAGTGGTGCGCTCGCTTTGTCTCACATTGAGAATAAGGAAAGCTTCACTCAGACGACGTTCGAGAACAGAAGTCATTTGGTAAGCAGTACCAAAGTCAGCGGTCTTACCCACCTGGATGACAGCAACGTCATCAGGTCTCCCCTGAATTATAGCACCGTTGCCAGCGTTGGCAAGGGTAGCAGGCTTAGTGGTAGAACTGGGGTTCACCACAAACACTACCTTAGCAGCTGCTGCGCTTCCTTCAACCAGGGCTTGTGTCAGTGCTTCAAGTGACTTCAGGTCACCAATGAACTGACCCACCCTACCACGTCCATAGTTCTCACCGTCAACAGTATTGAACCGCAACGGAATCCATGGGTTGGTAGCTTCTGGTGATTTACCTTCAGAACCTTTTAGCTTGTAATCATGTACCTCTTGATGCCATACAAAACGATTATTCTCTCGTCTCACATGTGTGTACACATCACATTCATCATCATGATCCCCGTAGGTATCACTGACAGTTTGGTTCTGGAGATAATCTACAGGAAGTTTATCTTCAACTAATTTTTTGTTGATACGTTCTTTAGTGACGATTTCAATCACGTTGCCGTTGCCATCACGATCGACAACAAAGCGATTCAAAGGATAAACCTTGAGTCCCTTACGACCCATGAATACCAGAACGTTACCACCGACAACTAGATGTAGCAGTGCCTGATGCACCGCCACTCTATCATCAGTAGATGCAATGGATTCAAGGATGATTCGTTCGACTTTTGCGAAAGACAAATCAAGTTCTGATTTAATCTCCGGACCCATCTCTTGCCCCAACTGACTTTCGTCAAGCTGTAGTTTAAAGAAGCTGGTTTGAACGGGCAGCAGAGCTAACATCAACTTAGATGCCAGAGTGACTACACCTTTCGCACCAACGCTTTGGTATGGGGTGAGAAGGTTCTTCATGCCAGAGGTATGTTCCTCATGACCACGAATCAAATAAGGGAGTGTCAGTTTAGATGCCTGTTCAGCTTCGTTTAAGAACTGAGAACGGTCACTGGATAAAACGTCATAGCGAGTTTTAGCTGACATCGTTTTAAATGTTCATTGATTTAATTTGTAGCTCAGGCCGACTAAACCTGGTTGAAGCACCAGGTCGGATAACCATCGACTTACCAGCATTTAGTACCTGAGCACTTTGTTGTGGAGCAGCTTGTCTAGTTTGAGCTTCTAAAGCTTGCTGCTGCATTTGTTGTATCCTCTCTTCGTTTCTAGCCTGAGCTTCAGCAAACTTTTGGTTAGCCTCTTTCATTTGGTTTTGAAAGGTGCTCTGTAAATCTTTAATTTGATTTTCAAAACTTGCAGACTGCTTTTGTTGCAGATAATCTTGGGCACGATGACCAAAGAAAAACTTTTGATCGTAGCCGGCTTTAATAATATCTGCAATACTCATCCCGGCGGCCTCTGCTTTTTTTACAGGATTTAATCCTTGGCCCCCATATGTCGCTCTAAAGTCAGCCATAATTTAGATATTGAGAGAAGAGATACGCATACCACGCCGGCTAAATGCACCGGACATACCACGTCTAGCAATTTGTGTGGCAGTTCCACTAGAGCCGTCAGCCATCTTGACACCCGCTACTTGAGGACGTTCTGACTGGTTAACCTGTGACTGAAGCATCTGCTGCTGTAAAGCAGCCATGCGGTCATTTTGTGAAGCCTGCATTTGTTGGAACATCGATTGTTGCTCCTGCATACTTTGTATAAACCCAGCCTGCATCTCTGCAATCTGATCAGCTAACAGGTCCTCGGCTGATGGACCCTCAGGGGTTGGGGTTTCTGGTACCGCTGGATCAGGATCAGTTGGCAGTGGTGTCGGTTCAAATCCAGTTGGCTTATCAGGCTCCCTATTCCCCTTGTTATTCCGATCGGGTCGGCGTCCACGGTTGTCATATTCACTTATCTGGCGTGCAAAATCAGCACGTTCTGCACCACGTTTAATCTTCAGTGGTTCGTAGGTAGGACGTTTAGCAGCGGGAGTTCGATAGCTCTGTGCTCGTCGGTCAAACTCACGTGCTGCCTGGCGATAGTCACCGATCCTACGGTTCCTAATTTTACGTAGGCTGATGCCTTTTTTAGCTGCCTTACGGCCTTCCTTTTTACTGATCTTACCGTCGCGGCTGATCTCGGAAATAAATTCCCTTCTTTTAGCCTTCGATTTTTTACCCATTAGTTCTCCTCCATGTATTGGATGACCCACTCAACGACACTACGCTGACCAGATCGGTACATAATTTTTTCCATTGAATCTTCTGGTGTAGGATTGGTGGGTGGAAAAGATTCTTCCAGCTTAGCAAGCATGGCATTTGCTGTCATACCCCTAACATCTAGAAGATTAAGGTCAGGCATATTGGGGGAGGTTGACATTACTATGCTCAAAAAAGGCTGGCATTCTAGCAGATTTAGTTGCGGACAACTCTGGGGCTTTGCCCTCATACATCAGCCGGTCGCTAGAATCCAGCCAAAATTTTTTGTCCAAATATTTATCGGTAGTATTAATACCTAGTGGTTGCATTACCCAATTGATAGTTGCCTTCCTGAGTTTATCAAGAGAAGGACTGATGTTATACCCCAGCTCAGTATGAACCAGACTATTGGTAGCCACATGAATTTGTTCATCTCTGGAAATATCAGCG